TTCATCCAACATATCTATCTGTCTCTTGAAGAAACTTTCGTTTTGATGAAACACCATTAACTATACTCTTAATTTTATCGGATGATAACCTGGTTTCCTTCTTTAACGCATTTTTACGTTCTTCGTCCCCAAGAGGGTCTCTACCATAAGGATGTTTATCTTTCTTATAAGTATTACCTTCTCTCGGTCTACCACCTTTATCTTTCAACTCATTTTTAAGATTTTCCAAAGATTCTTCTACATCAACTGGCTCTTCATCTTCTTTAGCTGGGTCACTACCCTCATCTTCGATTGAACGGAATCTGTATCTATCTTTTAAATCTTCAATCATTGTTTCTCTTTGTTTATCAGATTCACCTCTACTCAATTTAAAGATATTATCATATACCCATTCTTTGGATAACATATTTAAACCTTGAATGTCTTGTGCTAATCTAATCTTTTCACTCCAAAGATTTACTTTTTCTTGCTCATATATCATTGATGGGTTAACCAATCCTAATTCAAAGTTAGTTAACTCTGCATCTTGAATACCTTGTGAGTATAAATGAACGATTGCAATTTTTGTTAACTCAGAAATTACAATTCTTTGGATTCTTTCGATTGTTCTTGCGAATCTAACATCTTCAGCTGCTAATGTTGCTTTACCATTAACCTGCTCTTCGTATCCTAAATAAGCTTTTGGTATTTTAAGAGCTGCAAATAGTTTATTTTTAAGATAATCAATATCTTCAATGTTACTAAACTCTAAACCTGATAGGTTTTCAATATTAGTACCACTATCACCACCTCTGACTGGTAAGTAAAAATCTTCTGTAAGGTTTTGTATATTATACTTTAGGTTGTAATCACCTGTATTTTGGTCAACAAATGGAATCTTCTTCATTTTGTTGATGATTCTTTGCATATAGTTATCCACTTCGTTTGGTGGGATGTTACCTATATCAATTTTGAACACTCTCTTTTCAGGTGCTCTCATAATTCTATGAATCAACATAGCATCTTCCATCAGAGATAATTGTTTCCATAATCTTCTACCATTTTCAATCATAGCTTTACCATATGGTAAGAAGTTTGTATCAGCTAATAATCTAAAATGTGCTACTTCGAAGTTATCATAATCCACTTTACCTAATGAATCATCTTCTACGTGGAATTTTACAAAGTTTGGATTGTTAGGGTCTGTATTTTCTAATCTTTCTGTATTGTAAACAGATAGTGGAGATACATTTACAATACCTTTACCCTCAGCCATCTCCAATGAAAGGAAGAAATCTCCATACTTACACATATTTCTTACCCAAGGCCAAAGATTGAATTCAATATTTAGTACATCGTAGAATAAGTTGTTTAGAATCTGTTGTACTTGTTCATTTGTTGAACGAACTGTAAGAATATCACCATATTCATTCTTTAGTGTTGATTCATCAGCGTATATATCTAATGCTGATGCCAAAATAGGGTCATTATCCATAGCATCATAATCTCTGAATAATTCTCTACGAACTTGTTGATATGCCATTGATTGGGCTGCACCTGCTGATTCGTAAAATCCTTTTTGTAATTTTGTGTATCGGTCTCTTAGATGAGATAAGTTTGTTTTTTGTCTCATATCGACATCAGAAACTTTTCTTCTACCTTTAGCATCGACTCTAACGACTGCTTGTGTAGCGAATAGTTTTCTTAATCTACCGAAAAATGAAGTATCTGCCATTTTGTTTTAATTTAATTATATAACCTTTATTACCAAGCTCTACAACTCCAATACCTAGCCTTATGTCTTGGACCAGGATTATCACAGTTGTGTCTTGCTCTGAATGCTTTTCTTCGGGCTGGGTCTGATTTTTTAATTCTCATTGTTTTCTCACCACCCTTACCTTTGTGACCGAAATTAACTTTTACCACGTTACCTTTCGGATTTTTTACATAAACTTTGAATTTTGCTACATCACCTCTTGTTGGTTTACCTAATTTTACCTTTCTACCTTGATACTCAGCTTCATTTACATCAGGTTTGTAATGTTTTAAAAATTCTATAAGCTCTGAAATGTCTTGTTCGTTCACTACATCATACTCTTCAACCTCTTCGGCTTCATTTCTGATAATATTAATGTGATTAGAATATAATGCTTTTGTAATATTGTCCATAATTAACTCCTTACACTATAAATATATAATTTTTCATTATTACCTAATTAACCAAGTCAAATCCTCATCGGTATCACCAACTCTTTGTGTCCAAGGGTTTCCATCTACAGTACTTCCACCACCATAAACTCCTTGTCCATGCGTTTGTTGTCCAATACTACCTAAAGCTTGTTTTGTTAAATCAATACCTTCCTGTCTTAATCTCAAAGCGGTATCTCTAACCCACAATCCGATTGCGAATGACATAGTTAAATCATCATTATAACCTTTCATTGCTTCAGCTCTATTACCACTCCATATAAATGTAAATAATTCATCTATAAGGCGTGATGAACGAACCATACAAGATTTTTCTCTGAAGTAATCATCTAATTTAGATATAATCAGAGGTCTTGTCTTAGATGTAGTACTAAAACCAGCTACCATACCTCTTTCTTCTCTTCGGTATTTATTTGTCATCTGATTTTCTACATCTACATATTTTAAATCCTTACTCATATAAAATAAGTTAGGATATGCTCTATCAATTATCTGTTGGATTACTGCCCAACCTATATTTGCGTTTTCAACTACTAATAATGCGTTATTGTACTCTGTTGCTAATGCAACTAAAAAGTTTCCAAAGTCTTTTGTTTCCAATTTTCCTTTGTACTCAGCTACTTGTGAAGCTTGTTCAACATCAAAGACGTGACAAGCAGAGTAATCTGTTGAATCTCCTCTAGCTACATCAGCTACTACCATATAACTTTTGTTGTAATCAGGATATTCCCATTTCCATAGGTTTCCATCAAATCCAGTCTTTTCAATTGGTTCTTGTATATGTGTTTCTTTGTAAAACATAAGGAGTTGAGGGTCAATCACTGTATCACCAGAGGAAACGAAATCACAATCACATTCTTGAGCCGCTCCTTTTGGTCCTAATAGTTTTTCTTGTTCATCTCTCCAAGTTTGGTCTCTTTCAGGATGTACACTCCAATGTAAACGGATTGTATTAAATCCATTTTCCTCTTCTTCGGCTCCTACCCATGTCTTATGAAAGAAATTTCCTACACCATTTGGTGTTGAAAGGATAACTGCACTACCACCAGTAGATAAGGTAGATTGTGCTGATACCCATATATCTTCAATCTTATCAATGAATGCTGCCTCATCAAATACTAATAAGGATAGTGCTTCAGAACGACCAGCATCACCAGCTGCTGATGTTGCTTTTATCTGAGAACCATTTGAATATCTAAGAGATAGTTTATTATCTTCTATAGCTGTTTGTTTTAACCACGATGGTAAGTTATCATTCATATATCTTACCTTAGTAACTAAGTTTTTAGCTACTTCTTGTTTAGTTGCTATAATTAAAATATTGAAATCAGAATTAAATAACATTTTCCAAAGAGAAAATCCCGCTACTAATGTTGATATACCAGTTTGTCTTGATTTAAGAACTATGTTATATCTATTCTCATCAAATTGTGTAAGAGTTCTTTCTTGAAATTCAAATAAATGAAAAGGTATCTTCCCTCTAACTGGGTGCTGAATATAGCAGTACTTTTTCATAAAGTGAATCGGGTCTGATGCACATTTCTGATATTCAATTTTGATAATCTCCTTTAAGGATGCCATCTATTTCTTTTTCTTAAATGATAATTTCCAATATAGTGAACCGCCAACATAAGGAGTTACATTATTATTTGCATTTAGTACACCTAAATTTAATCCAAATATTTTATCCTTCTTGTCTTTATATAAAATACCAAATTTTGCACTTTGTATAAAATCGGTTTTATTGAAATCAGCGCCAACTCCGTAATAGAATTGTCTTTTGGGTAACTCTTTTACTATCTTTGTATTGTAGATTGTTGGAATCTGAAAGTTCCATTCTATTTTTCTACTTAGAATTTTATTTTGTGATATTGTATCTGTAAGATATCCAAATCCTAAAGATGGATTCGGTTTTGTTCCAATTGAATCAATTGTTATTTCAGGTCCAAAATCATATGTTAGATTTAAAGTATCTTTTACAATATATTTTGCGTAGTAATCTTCTACTACTTTTAAAGAATCAACATCAGCTGGAACTTCTACAGTAATCGTTTCTACTTTTGTAATATACTTAGGTACATACTTTGGAACTTCGATTGTCTTTTCAATAAATACTGTATCTATCTTTTGTTCTAACAATTCATAATCTTTTCCATCTACCTTAACTATATCTTTTGGTTCTGTGGATGAATCTCCACTACATGCTCTCATTAATAGAATTACAACTATTAATCCTAAGATTAGTATTTCTTTAAAATACTTTCTTAATATACTAAAGAATGTGCTCATAATTTTTATCTTTTATTCGTTGGAAGCATTCTTCTCTTTTTTGTTTTATATCTTCCAACTCTATTTTACTCTTCTCAACAAACTCACGCATTTCTGCTTTCATCTCATCTACAGGTTTTGGAAGAGTGTAAGTTTCAATAACTTCACCTTCCTCATTAATTTGTTCATATGTTTGTTTTAAATTTTTGATATCTTCTTCAATCTGGTCTAGTCTTAATATACCATCTGCCATAGCATTTGAAAACATTTTGTATTTTTCGTAATCCTCAAAAATACCATTTATTCTAAGTTCTCTTTCCATCTCTTTATTACAAGAAATACAAAATCCAGTTTTACGAATTAATTTTTTATTATTTGGTCCGAATTCACCAACATGCTTACAATCTGTACCTTTACAATTATTTTGCTCTGCTAAATACTTTCTAATTTCTTGAAAAGTTTCTGAGTTTTTACCTGTTTTTAAAGTATAACCCTCTTTCTTTTCATATCTGTAATGTTCATCTTCCCAAACATCACCTACTTTTCTATCTTCTTTTTTAGAAGTCCAACCAACAGTTGTATTTTTATCAAATTCACCACCCGTTCTAACCATATCGGATAGTTTTCTACGAGTTGGGTGCATAAATTTTCTTTTGAATTCTTTTGCCATACTATTTTAACATATTATATATGTATATATAAATATCACTAAATTGTAAAAACATAACAATTTATATTAAAGTACTTTCTAAAGATTTTAATTGAGCATGTACTTGTTTACAATAAATAACATCTTCTGCTAATGAAATACCTATTCTGTAGTTTTTGTAATCAAATACTTTTACCGATGTTAGTTTATCTAATTTTGTAAAATTTAAATTATATCTATTACCAAACTCATCAATTAGTATTTTCCATTCACTTTCTAATATTTTAAATTTATGTTCTTTTTTTCCAACTACAATTATATCTTTATAATAACCTCGCCTTCCTAAATTTAAAATTTCAAATGATTTAGTATTTTTAACACTTTCATAAAATTTTGTTTTGTGTATATCGCTCACATAAAACAAATCAACATCTGTTGAGTTACGTTTATCTAATTCATCTTTCATATAGTAGATACCAACAGAACCACCCAAAGTTATGTGTGGGTTGTTGTTCATATGTGGCGCTACGAAATCAATAAGGTTTCTAGCTAACATTTTTAGAAAAATATACCTAATATTTGATTAAGAGGTGCAAATGTACCTGTAAGTTTGAAAGTCTTTCCATTGTAAGTAAATACAATACCCTCATTTGGTACTATCTTTTTAGCCCCTCCGATAGAGTTTAATCTTTGAAGTTCTAATTTTAGTTTTTGGATTTTCTTTTCATCACCAGATTTTCTTACATCTTTGATTGTTTTATCCAATTTCTTTTTCATATCTCTAATAGCTTTGTCAGGATTGACAGTCAATGCGGAACTTACAAATTGTAACACTTCTGCACCTAAACCTAAGAAAATATCCTCAAATGGTCTAATATTATCTTTAGCTATTTTACTATGTTTTTCTTTATCAGTTTTCTTTGCCCAATCTAAAGTTTTAGCATCAACTATGTTTTTTCTATCTAACCTAAATTTCTTATCAAAGAAAGCCCATCTTTTAACTAATCCCATTTTGGTTTTGTTATCTAATGTAGTAGGTGATTTTTTATCTACATAGTTTTCCCAAAAAGCTTGATGGTATTCCGCTAC